AAGCTGCGCGGTAGTCTTTATCGTTTCTATTAACAATAAAACTGCCGTCTATACGAACATAGTCTCTGTTATCTTTTACGACTTCTTCTCTCATGTCACTGCCAATGCGCGGAAGTTCTTGAACAATGGAGGATTAGCAGGGTTCTTAGCTCTTCCGACAATTTTTACCTTAAATGAGCTGAATTCGTTGCTACCAAAAACAGTCGGCATCAAGTCCGCTATATTGAATTCAACTTCACGGAAGTCATCCAGGCTCGTGCTAATGAAATCTTTCCATACATTTTCAATTAGAATCCACGGCTTCGTATCGATGTCAACTCTCTCCCACGGATTGAGAACCTTCACGTATATATCAAAGTCGGAATCAACAGGCTTATATGCATCTACTAGAATTTTTGCGTCAAGTGCTGGGTTTTGAAGTGTAAGCGTGCGTGTCACATATTTGAATGCTTCGCTTCCGTTCATCGGGTCAGTTTCTGGAACCAGCTGATTGAGAGCGTTTGGCTCAACCGAATATGACGAAGGGTCAATAAATTCGACTCTGTTTGCAACACCTACCATATTGAAAGTGTCTAAATTAATGACGGGACTTACCAAGGGATTTTTTGTTTTGAAATTTCCAGTTATCTTTATACTCGAATCGCCTGCAAGCTTTCTTGTTTCATTCAAGCTGTTTGCGAATTTGTATGGCTGACCAACGAATGCGTCTTGTCCTAATGTAAATACTTTAGGATCGAGTCGAACGTAATCTTGCGATTCGAATAGGCCATTGCATTTGTGTCCAATGCCGCTCAAACTCCATGAATAATCTGTTCCATTTGACATAAAGCTTCCGCTGACGTTGAACATTTCGTAGCGCTGATTCGAGTTGATAATGACATTGCCACCAGCAAATCCAGTCGATGATGCGGGCGTATTAACTTCAACTATAAAGCTATCTGCGCTATCAACAGCGAGAATAGTCAATTCATCATTCAATTCATCAAGTGGTATTCCATTTATATCTATATTGAAATCTTGGTTTATTACCCCATTCACCACATTGCTAGGTCCTATTTTTATAGGTATTTGAGTGAAGTTAGTTATGAGGTACTCATCATTCAACTTAGGAGTTATGCTCTGAGCGCTAAAAGATTGTCCTGCTACAAAATGTCCTTTTATTTCGGACAGCTCACAATCGACGGTATTGTCTTGTTTAGTTTTAACTTCTTTTACTATTGCTGACCCTGTGGCAGAAACAATCGTTTGACCTTCGACTAACTGACCGCTAGTAGGCGAAACATTGAGCCATGTGAACTCGCCAATTTTGAAGTTCGTTTTATCGCCAACTGCTGCGCCGTGATTATTAGCATGTACTCGAACTTTTCGGCTTCCTTGCTGTGTTTCAAATGGATTGAAAACAATAGTTTCGTCTAGTAGTTTTGAATTCTTGAGACCAAGAGTCATTTCATCATATTTGAAGTATGCACAATACATGGCATATTTCAAATCCTCATCCTGACTCGCGGTCCAAGTTGAGTTGTTCTGAGATTTGAAAAGAGATCCGAGAGAAGGTTGCTTGTCAATTATGAATCCTGGTCTCGTGACATCTTCTTGGCCTAGAACAGAAATCCAAACTCTAGTATCAGGGGTGTTTCCGCCGACTATGAGCGCGTAGTCTTTCCCACCTTCGACAAAAATCGGATAGGGGAATGTTACACGAGTTGAGGCAACTCCAGAAGTATCTGCATTAATTTTATCCCAATTCAGTATAGTTTCTCCTAAGACAACTTCTCCTGGGTACCCATTCTCTGTGTTCTTTATCTGAACAAAAATGACATCAGATTCAGAAACTGAATGGAACCATAAATCAACTTCAGTTATAAAGCAATCAGCATCAATGTGGAATGTCTGTGCTAGCGGGTCGGCGCACCTAAACATTGAATACTGGATCGAAATCGGTAGCGGCTGCTGCGGAGGAAGAATGAAACCAGGATGCGGGTATACGGCTGGAGGCGGAGGAGGCGGAGGAGGCGGTGTCCGTTTCGTTACTTGTGTGGAATTTTGCCAATCTATTGCTGATGATGTTACGCTCCAATTTTGAGATCTTGCAGTGCTTACTGTTGTGTTTACGTTCTGAGTTGTTTCAGAAACCGCAGTGTCAACGAATGTCGGCGTTATGACATTCATTGTTGTTGATTGTTTGCTAATATCAACGCCTCCAGCCCAGTAAATTGCTTCTGCGCTTGTCATTAGCAAATCAGGGTCGCGGCTATCCTTAGGATCGTTAGTTAATCTGAATGTTTTCTGCCCATTGAAGAAACGACCGCTAGGGATTCTGAATACACCAGACACATTCCCGTCACTGTCAACAACCAAGCTGCTTCCGTATTCAGACCCGTTCGAAAGAGGTCTGCAATCGCTTGTGACATCGACGCCGTCAAAGAAAGCATAGAGTCTCGTATTGGGTTTCATTCCAGTGGCGTGAAACTCAACATTTATAGACCTCATATAAGGTATAATGTTGATATCGGTTACTCTGTCTCCTAAATCATACGCTCTTGTTCTCGTATCAAATGTAGTGCGAATGCCGTCACGTTTCAGAACTTGAGTTGTTGTTGTGACTGTAGTTGTCTGCGTCCCTCCAACTGTAGTTGTCGTTGTTCCTCCGATATTATGTACAGAATATCCGCCAATGCTGCCATTTGACCAACTTCCTGTGATGGATGAAGATGTCCAGTTTTTTGTAGACGACGAGGACCATGGCTCAGAGGTTGTGCGACTACTAATAGTCGTGTTCATCACGCCCCAGGCGCCCCATTCCGTTCCTAAGACTCCAGATTTTTGAGCTATCTTATTGATAGCGTCGATGCCAGTATCAACGCTGACAACCATATTAGGTTCACGATTAACGTCGCACCAGCTATCATTGTTTGGCGACAAGACCATTTTTCCTTTTTTCTCATATATTGAGTATGGGTTGACAGAAATATGTTTACTTGCATATGGCTGGCCGTTCAAAGTTACGCTATCGTAATCAATCAATGCTATCGTGCCTAGAACTCTGGCATTTTTAGTGACAGCTTCATCGAGATCAAATTTTGTATTGAACATAGTGTACGATGGGCGAAGTTCTGCTGCTTTTCTGTCGAGAGCTGCCCTGAACTCATTGCTGCCTAAATCAGCAGCTTGATAATTCATGAAGTTGTCGACAATGAATCCGTTTTTGAATCTATCAAATCCATTTGCGTCTTTAATAGACATATCGGCTGATTGTTTCTCTAAGAGAGAGAATACAGTCTGATACTCAATATTTGATATGCGCTCTTCTATCCGACCAATGTCGCGCATCGTATAGCGTTTATTCTCAATAAACTTTATTGTCACATCTTTTTTGATATCATACACGAAAGGCTTCATATTAACTTGGTAAATCGCCATTTCGTCTCCGCTTTCGATTCTTGGCGGAACAGGAGATTCGCTACTAATGCCTTTTTTCTGAAAAATGTCGCCATCTTTGTTAATGACGATCATGTCAATACGCGGGAGATAATATTCAATGTCCGCCTTATAGATGCCGTTAAATGAAGGCTGTTTTGCGTCGACTGGCGATGTGTCTAGAATTAGAGGGCGGAAATCAAATGATGTCCTCATGTCGTATGTTACGCCAGATGATGACTTATAGTAAGGGATATCCTCGTATCCGTATTCTGTGCTTGTATCGTCGATGATATTTCTGTAGCTGTCAACAATAAAGAAATCGCCTGGGCTGTGTTCGTAGTAAGTATAAGTCACTTCAAATCTATTGTTAGCGTCCCAACTAGGAGCGTTTGAATTTGCTGTAGCAACGATAGGCACATAAGCATCGTCGGTTTGCCCCGTTGTCCATGTAAAATAATTAGTGACATCTGTCTTATTGTTAGGCGAATTTGGATTGTAAGTAGTTATGCTTGTCAACTTGAATAGGTCTGATTTCGTCAGAGTTAATGCCCCTTGAATTAGATGCAACCCCGTGTCAACTTTATTAACCAGCGTTTTTGTCTTTTCAATTGCATTGCTGGTTATGACGCCATGGAATAGTATAAAAGTCTTTCCTGCATACGAAGGGGCATTGATTTGAATAGAACTCGGTGTTATCGTTAGATTTGATAGCGGGAGTTTCGTAAATGCGCCGTTGCTTCCAACTACGCCGCACAGAGTATACGTCGGATTAGCTGAATCAAAAACTTCATTTGTTCCTGCATTGCTAACTGTTGGGTTGTCAGCGTCATGCAAGCTCTTGACATTAGAGCATCCAATATCCCAAATAAGAGCTGTTGAGTTACTATTGTAAATTTTGGGGTTATTTGTCAAATCATCATTTACAGTTGATGCTGCAAAATAAACTGCCCCTGTATAATGGAGACTCTTGACCATGTCATATGTCTTTGTTGGATTCATACTAATATTAGCGACATATAGACGATAACGATCGACGCCGCTTACAGTTGAATCATATTCAACATCATAAACTTTCATTTTTCCGATGATGGCTCCTGTAGGGAGATTTCCGCTTATAGCTCCATCATAAAGATCAACAGATTCATTAGTGAAAATTCCAGACCCTGATAACCCAATTGGAGCAAATGAGCTATTATTGTCAAGGGTTACAAGTACATAGTTTAGACTGCTGAATCTATTGAATTGATTGCGAAGCTTCTTCGTTTCTCTTGCCTTGTCAAGAAAAACCATTGACTCTGAAATTCGTTCTACTTGATAGCCTTTTACATACGCTTTCCCAGGGCTAACGATTCCAACCATCAAATTATCATTCCCACCTTCGTCGACGGTGAAATATCCGTTAGGGTCGTCAGCGCTCTTTTTAAGATGCTCAAAGAATTTTACTTGGAATGGTATTACAGTATAATTCCCACTTTGGTCGTAAGTTCTTTCGGCAAGCGTGTCCATGAGAGCAGCATAATCTGTTTTCGTTGTAACATATTGGGTAATGCCTTTAATGACTCGAGCAAGCGTTACGAAATTTTCTCCGTCTGAATAATTAGTTGAACGAACAGCAGGAATCAAACGAATTCTCGCTCGATCTGCACCGCTAGCAGAATAATTCGGATAACCTAGCGCATTATCATATAGACTAGGATCGTCGTCAGCTGTTACGATATCGAAAACTACGTCAAACCCGATAGTATAACTTTCTTTATCGGTTGAGTATTTTTCCGCTACTAAGATGTCGGGTCCAACATCGACGAAATATCCGCTAACATAGTAAGTGCTTTCAGGTATGCTCCATAGAGTCCCTTTTCCAGTAGGTGGCAAATTTGCAAGAGGATCATTGCTTCCTGCACACGTTGGGCAACGAACTTTACAGCTATATGTGACAATGCCGTTATTATCAACGATGTCGATTACTTCTCCATTCAAGAAAACATGCGTTTTTTGGTCAACTGCAGTTAGAGTGTAATTGACATATATTGTATTCGGGTCATTGCCTGTCATCGGGACAGATTTGACCAAAATCGCCTCGATTTGGCTAGTTCTTCCTCTAAGAACTTTTCCGTTTAGTCTATCGAGGTTCAGAGGAGAGTTGTCCCACGGGCTATTCGCTTCTAACGTAACATAAGGTGTATCGAGCTTCTTAGGGGCATTCCCGTTAATTAGAGCTCCGTGCTTGAAAACATGGTCAGCAAATCTTTCGAGCTGATGATGTTGTATGCTTTGAATTTGATTCAACTCGCGCGTTTGCACTGGCTTCGACGGCTTAAAAAGAATGCTAACAAAATTCTTGTTGCCGTCGAAATCATCGAAATAAGGTTGTTTGTTAACGTTTATTGACATAATTGACTGACTTTCTGAAATACTTTGATTTTATTTATTCTCAGAATACAATTGCAACTTTTATATGCTCTTCTTGCCCGTCTGTTCGAGTAACGCTCATAATATTGCTCAAGTAAATGATATACCCTTTCCCAGCAACAATTTTATTTAGAGTGCTAGAGTTATTTGTGAAATCAGGATGAGCTGGTCCTATGTAGTAAGGAGAGTATGCGAATCCAGAAGAATCCTCAATATCAGTTATGATACCTATTTGACGAAATGCGTTCGAAGCTCCGTTTGGGAAATAAGGGCTGTCGCTCTCGAGAGTTGCACTAATGATAGCTGTTGATGCTCCTAGTTCACATGTGATATTGCTACCATGCCCATTCATTGGCGCCAAAACTGCTTTCGCAACAGCTCCTGCGCTCCCAGGGATGATCCACACTTTAGCTGTTGTATAACCAGTGCCGCCATTTGTTATATTAACGGATTGAATAGATCCGTCAGCGGCAACTGTCGCTGTTGCTGTCGCGCCAGTCCCATCACCTGTGATTAAAGCGATGGCTCCGTTTGTATAGCCGCTGCCTGGATTGTTGACAGTGAATGTTTGGATTGCTCCAGTGGTGGGATCTATCGCCGAAACTGTTACAATTGCACCTGACCCACTAGAGCCGCTTTCTTCAACAACTGCATAAGTCTCAGAGTCGTACCCGCTTCCAGGATCAGTTAGCAAGACTTGATTAATTGTATTTGTTGGTGTTTTAGTTGCGAATGCATTCGCGTTGCTCCCTGCGCCTACAACAGTTACAACTGGAGAGGAAAAAGTCCCTGTTTGCAATAGAATTTTGAAAGTGCTAATACTCTTTACTTTTGCGGTTTGCTGTACATTCCATTGTTCAGAGCCATCGTCATATGATTTGTATTCAATAGGGATGAAATCGCTTGTTAAGAAATTAGCAGCATCTTGGCTGCTAACAGATCCCATGTACTTCCATGAGTATCCGTCAGAAAGGTTTATAATCGAAGTGCTAGTGCCAGTCGGTTTGCTTGTTGATGGCGAATTGTTATTATTGTTTAGACATTTGTAAATGTTGAGCTCATCGGTGACAACGAAAAATGGATTGGTATATGCTGTAGGATCGAAAGGATCTTTGTTACTGTCATACTGTGAGTATACAGCTCCACTTGTCCAGTTATTTCTAGCAACGCCCAATTTGATATTATCGCTCGAAATTCCTTTTAGTCCAATGATATCATTTAGTGTTGTGTAATCTTGCGCATCAGTTGTTACAGGAATTGGTGGGTTATTTTCATCTTGCCATGCGGTTTTCTTGCCAGTGAACAAATATAGATTGCCCTGGAAGCTATTATTGAATGGCATAGCTTCAACAAAGACCCAATTAACGCCGCCGTCGCTTTGAATGCCGCTAAGATGTGTTGGGGGATTCCCGCCTGTTATCCCTGAAGTTGTAGCTGCATACTTTGCTTTGTCGTAATAGACTACTTTTCCAGCAGTCACCGTCATACCTGAAGCCCATGCGTCTGGCTTTTTAGAGCGCAGGGAATTCAAAAAGCTGTTGCTTGTAAAACTACGAATATTTTGACTAAATTTTGCTGGCATAATGTCCCTCAGACCGTTGTGATAGAAATTTCAGGATCAATAGTTCTAGATTCAACTGTGTCATTCCGCACGTTGAATACATCTGTTGTCAATGAACCGAAATTGCTATTTTGATAAGTTAGATTCGGTGAAAATTTCAACATCTCTAGATTATTTATGCTGAAAATTGTGCTTTTCTTCGATTGGTCAATAAATGCCCAATCATATAGATAAGATTGAGGAGCCTGTGTATTTAGAGAAGGCAGTGTGAGATTCTTGATTATTATGATTTCGCTAAACCCTTCAATTTGCGGGAATGCGATTGATAATTCGTCCAGATAAACATTGTATCTCTTATAACCTACTGGGTGCAGCAAGTCATCTACTGCATCATTGAACCTTACAGACGCAACTTTGCTATGAACTTCATATGAGAAATTTTGGAAATAATCGCTATCATGTAGTATACAGTTAGTTTCTAGAAATCCATTAGTATTCTTATATGATGATGTGTCTCTGCTCACACAACCGCTTATGTCAACATCTATTTCTGCTCCTGTTCCAGTTGCGCTATTAACTACAGCTGTTGGATTTGGTATGTTATATTTCCAATATTGATCGATTATATCTGCTGTTTTTATTCCGCCGATATTTTCGCTATGAGCTGAAATAGAAGCGCCATGACCGCCT